CTTCACTGACATCAATGATATCGCCAGCAGAATATGCAGTGTTTACTTTGCCTTCTCGAAACACGATGCCATGTAGCATTTGGATTTTCATTGGGGAATCCTTTTGGAGATGAGGTGTCAAGGAATCCTTGACACCTCATCCATTTGATTAAGCGTGTACGCCAACAGCGAATGCTTCGATTTGCGTCACATCGCCACCATATCGCCATGATGCGACGACATAGGTAAGGCCTTTGCGAATGTCGCGCCATCGTTCAATCTGGACACCAGATGTGCGCTCACAGAATGCATAGAAATTGTAATTGCCAAAGATGATGCTCTTGTTGGTCGTTGCAATCGCAGGAATCTGCGCAGACAACATCACAGGCCATCCTTCGACCATACGCATACCATTGACAGTCTCAGTGATGCGATTGTAATTGGTCAGGTCAAGAGTCTTCAATGCACCCCATGTCGAGTTTTGCATGATGAAGCCAGTCTGACCATTGGTCAGATATTCGCCAGCAACATCAGTGATGAGACCGACAATCTGCGCATTCGTAATTGCAGTAGCACTGAATGCAAAGGTGTTGGTAACACGCGTCAACAAACCATATGGCTGTGAAGATCCACTGCCATTGACGATGTAGTTGTTAGCACTGACTGCCATCGCACGCGCAATTTCATTCTGAATGAATTGCTCCAAGTTTGACGACGTGTCTGCCAAAAGCTCATCCGACAAAGCGAATTCCAAGGTGTCTTTGTACAATTGAATCGTCTTGGAGTTTGCCAAGTTTGGCTCTGATGCAGTCGCAGTCACACCTTCAGCGACGATACCTGGTGTTGCTTTGGTCGATTGCGCAGGCATGATGTGCTTCCAAGATTCGGTCGTCACACGAGTGAAACCCACCTGGCCAAGGAATGACATTTCGTCACGACGTGCGACGATTTCGCGATTGATGGTCGTAGGTACAGTGAAGCCACCATCATTGTTCGTTGCTTCGGTCAAGGTTTTGTAGAAGCTGGATGCTGCGCTCTTGGCATTGGTCAAGGTGTTCATGACTGATGCATCAGACGATCCGCGCATGAAGCTTTTGTATGCGCCATGGTATTCGTTGCTGGAGTAAGGCGATTCTACTTCAACTGATGCTGGCAGTGATGCCTTGACTGCTGGTGCATGAAACGTGCCACCGATCACTGGCTCACCAGCCAATTCGGAAATAGCTGCTTTGACTGCGTCTTTGATGTTGTCCATGGTATGTGTGTCTTCCTTTGTGTGTACTGCTGTTTTGATATCGTCAAGACCAGTGCTGACTGTCGCAGTGCGCACAGTGATACCTTTGGTCATAACTTCAGTCGTAGTGCGAGGCTCAGCAGGTGTTGGTGTCAGTGAGATTTCACCAACGATCCACCTTTTGATTTCGCCATTTACTCGCTCAACAAGATGTGGCAGTGCGCCAGTGCTGAGACCTAATGCGCCAGATTCTGCCAGCTTCATGACGTCTTGTGCATACTTGTGACGTCTGTCAAGCTCAATCTGCACATCAATGCCATCATCAGTAGGTGCCCATGCTTTGACCACACCTATCTGGCTTTTGATGCCACCAAGAGCATGGTCATAGTATACAGGCATACCAACAAAGCTTCGTGTTGCGCCAAAATCGGTGTCTTTGCTGAAGCGATCACCAGTCAAATCTTCGCCACCATATACCACACCTCGACCTGCGAGTGTGAATGGTGCAATGGCCTTGATTGCCTGTGTGATTGAATTCATTTAGCACCAATCAATCGCTTTGCGAATCGCTTCACTGCTTCTGCTTTCATTATCGCATTGCTGTCAAGAGAAGATGCTTTCATTGCGTCTTTCTCATCCATTTCATACATGGACGAAATTGCTTCTTCTGTCTCTTCGATTTCTTCAGACTCGCTGATGATTTCTGCTGGCTCAGGTGCAGATTCTTCCATGGTTTCTTCTGTGTCCAATTCCTCTACAGCAATCAGATTCAATGCAGACTCTGGAATGATCCACAGCTTGCAGATTCCTTCTGCATCAATGTTGCCTTGGACGATTTCGCATTTTCCTTCAGCAAAAAACACGCATGAGCCACAGACAATGCCTTCTTCGATGAAAGGATTTTGTTCGCCATCAGCATAGTGTGCGCCATTGGCGCCAATGCCTTGATCGAATGCGCCATACTCTTCGACCAATGCTTCGTATGTCTCATACATGTAAATCTGTCGCTCAGTCAGACTCACAGACTCATCCAGTGCTTTGATGCTCTTTGGCTTGATGCCATCATAGCCAACAGTGCGCAGTGCTTTCATGGTCTGTTTCGTGTGATGCGCAGCAATGCGCAGTGCTTCCATGTCAGTCTCTGAATGTCGTCGCGAAGCTTTCGTTTCCATGTTGATCTCCCTTAAAATACGATTTGCCCACACTCTTCCTTCATCGCCTCCCCAGCCATACCATGCCTGCCATCCCTTGCCTCGCTCAGACCATGTTGCACCTTCTTTGTCAATCTCATGACGATCAAAGTATGACACCATTCGCTGAACAGTTTCCAAACTGATTGGCACACGATTGGCCAATTGGTTTGCGCGTGCTAAGCCAACAGCGGTCATCCCTTGCTGGCTTTGTGGTTTCTCAGATCGCACGTCCAGTGCGAGTCTGGCATTGTCTGCCACAGACTGTGGTGCAATGTAGGTAGCTTTGATTTCATTCGATGTGGCGATGTTGAGTGCAGTCAGATATGCGTTTGCTTTGTCCATGCTTTGATAGCATTGCATTGCATTGCTTTCGCCATCTTTGTACACACAATATCTGCCATTCTCTACTTCAATATGATATGGCATCAGAGTGACTCCATTGCTTGTGCGACAAGTTTGTCGAGTGTGCCATTGCCTTGGATGGTATCAACAGCTTGTGTTGCAGTATTCCATCTTCCTTTGTGTATCTCTGCTTGCTGATCACCGACGACATATGGCGCATACGATGCTGCGCTAGTCAGCACTGCCTCATCTCCAGACAAAGTAACACTGTATGAGCGATTCAATGTCTCGCTTCCTCTTAATCCTGAGCCAGTGCCTCGCTTATATGGCACAGTGATTGCACCTCTTTTGTAATTGGCCATCACAAATCGTCGTTGCTTCTCAGATTTGTATTTCATGCTTCCTCTTGCTGGAGGTGCAGGTTTGTCCTCATTCAGCTGGCCTTGCACCAGCACAGCATATCCAAGTGTAACAGTGCGAATCATTTCGCCAATCTGCGCTTCGCCGATCCTGCCAAGCATTTCAATTGTGATGATGTTTGCCATTACTTTACCAATCTCAGAGACGTGTCACATCGACAATTGACGTGTGCTGGAGGCCCATCAGACAATTCAGCTGGCCATTGGTCTTCAGTCGCTCCATTGAGCTTTACGCCATAGACCTGACCAGTGCATATGGCACACACAAGCTCATCTGCATCAGTATTCCAGACGCGTGTCATCTGAATTCCTCGCTGTGCAAGATAATCTTTGTACGATGTCGTTGCCTGCGAAGCTGCGCGTGTGGTCTCTGTGATGGCTATCATCTTGGCACGCATGGGATCGCTCAAAGGAAGCACAGCAGCTTCCAAATCTGCAATGGTCATGCCTGGTGTGGTGCGATACATTTCAATGATTGGCTTGATGCGGTCTGCTGTGGTCTGGTCAATCTTATCTGTGGTCTTTGGTGTGTAATCAGATAGCCAGTCTTGGATATATCGCGATTGGTCTCCAGTATCCATGGGAATGCTGAATTGTGTACCTAGTCTGTCGATGCGTTTCCCCATGGTCGTGTTCAGCTCAGCATCCAGTACTGGCTTTATGATTTCGCGCAGTGATGTCTCTGGCGTTTTGTCTTTGGCAATGTCTCGTGCCCATTGCTGGCCTTTTGCGCGCATTTCCTTGATGATTCGATTGTAAATGCGCAATTCATCTGGCGTCATGTCGTCTACTGGTGCTTTGATGGCATGAATGATTTCATGCACATCTGCGACGGTCATGCCTTTATAGCATCGCTCCATGACTGCATCAATACGGTCAATCGGAATCAGCGCAGAATCAAATGATGTCTTGGGATCGCGACCGGTTTTGATTCTGCGCTCAATTTTTTTTGAGAGTAGTGCCCATTCTGCATTCTTTGCTTCAGCATCTGCAGGCAGTGCCACAATCTCTGTCTCGACAGGCAATGGCGCAGAGACTGGCGCAGGATTGACTGTCTCTGTGACTGTGTCTGTGACGACTGGTGTTGGTGCAGTATCTGCAGGCCAATACTCATCCAGATTGTCAATACCAAGCAATTGCGCAGCAGATCGCGCAGGAATGCCACCTTGCACATACTGCAGGAAGCTCGATGCACGCGCAGCTTCGTCTGTCTGGAATACGTCCATGGTTTCTGGATCAAACCGGAATTGGTATTTGAGAGGATTGAGCAATTGCGAATTAATCACTGATTCGTACATGTTGAGTCTTGGAGTGATGGTCTCTCGCCAGAAACTCTGCCGATCACTGTCTGCTGTCGCGTAGTTTGCTGCACTGGCTTCCAACATGGTGCGAGGAACACCAAGAGTCGCAGCCATGGCAGTAATGGTGCGCTCAGACAATTCTGGCATCTGCATGGTGTCGATGTTTGGCGTAATCTGCGTCACCTTTAAATCTGGACTGCGCAGAAACAAATACTTGAATGCATTCATGATGCCACCACCAGCTTTGGCATTGATGTCTGCACTAAATCGCTCAACCTCAGCAGTATCGGTATACTCTGGCAGATTCATCACTGTGACTGGCTGCGCGCCACCTTGGAAAAACGCAGTCGCAAACGCAGTCAGGTAATGCGACAATTGCGCATGTTGCAGTGCGACTGCTGCTGGTGCCAGACCAGGCCCAACATCCTCCACAAAGCTTGGCTCACGAAAATACACAATGTCATCAATCGTCCATGGCCCATACAGACGACCATTCAGAGTTTGTGACCAGATCATACCGCGATAAGGCTCATAGATGTCTGCTTTGCCCTGGTCGAAAAACCATGTCGTGTTTGCAGGATTGAGACAGATGAAACCAGTCAGTGTGCGACCCTTGACCACACGAAGCCAGTAAGCTGCGCCAAACACTAACAGACTGCGCTCAGTATCCTTGATGAGCTGAGGAACATTCATCTGCCATGGCCA